ATAATGCCTGTTAGAGACTTTGCTTTGGCAAGGTGTGCCTCATCTACAAACACAGCACCAAACTGTTTGAAATAACTCTTGGGCATTCTATAGATGGACTGCCAAGTAGATACTACTACTTCCTTAGGTGTATTTTTAAGATTACCTGAGTATAGTCTATGACAATGCTCATCAGGAAACCAACCGTAGTCAGCAAAGTCATTATACATCTGTTCAACCAGACTTGTAGTAGGTACAACGATAAGAACCTTTTTATCGGTAAACATATCGACATAGTATCTGGTCAACGCATATATGATGAGGGACTTACCGCTACCAGTGGGGGAAAGTATTAGACCACGATTAGTGTTAATAATGTGGTGAATGGCATTTATCTGATAAGGTCTAGCCTTGATTCCTGTTTTTAGTTTATTGACAAATACTCTTACAAGTTCTTTAGTAATTCCATTATCAGCTTCTATTGGTCCCCAGGCCTTGATTCTATATCCTTGTTTCTCGCAAAATCTTTTGACATAAGGAAATAGTCCCAAATATATTTTACCAGTAGCAGGACTGAATAGATGAATACGACCGGACCAAATACGATTTTGTACCGCCCGCATATATCTTGCATTCGGTACTTCAAATGAGAAGAATTCATATAGCTCTTTAGCAACGCTAGGTTCGCATTGTATTCTGAGATAGATTTCATTGAACTTCTCAATATTGATTTCCATTATTCACCGTGTAAAAACATCTTCCATTTTATAGCATTATTTATAGTAAAGGACCTATTTGTAATTTGTTGTAGTGTACGGTTTGTATAGTCAACCATACTTTTCAAATAAGCCTCTTTCTGACTCAACACCTGATACTCCTCGTCAGCTTCTATATACATCTGTACATCATTTTTTAATATCTTTAAGTCGAACGGTTTATCCGCATAGGCCTCTGCTGGTGCCTTACCAGTATAGTATTCCCACTTATCTCTATACATAGTTTTCCTATCATCTTCAGCCTTCTTGAGCTGTAGGGTAAACTGTGTATAGAAATTTAAATACTTACTGTGCAGTTGTGGAGTCCGAATGGCCTCCAAGTCCAACTCTGTATCATCTATTTTCAAATCAACATCTACTAAAGCTTGTAACTCACTAAATTGCATAATATCTCCAAAAAAAGAGGACAGATGATCCTCCCACCCGCATTCAAAACATAAATTGTCTCTATATCATAAGTCTAGATAGAGCTTAAAACATTTCGGGCTGTATCAATCTGTCCTCTCAATTTTATTTATAAAGATTTGAACTCGTAATACATATAAGCGAATTCGACAGATGCAGTCAGATACTCAACATCGGGATTTGTTTGAGTATATGTTAGACCGCTTAAAGATATAGGAAATGCTTCAAAAAGTTTACATCTTACAACAGGGTTATTCTTACTACTTAATATTGTAATAAGTAAATCATCATATAACACACGGTCGCCCCTACGTTCCAAACCATCAACACGTTCCTTTGACTTATACTGTGAATGCTTATAGGGGAATCCCATATTAACCATCCAGTCATAAATCTCTTGAAAGTTTTTCAATTCTTCATCAACAATAAAAGTCATTGTAAAGTTTTCATATGCCAAAGAATCACCGACCATAGGTACATTAGCTAAACTAGTTGGTCTATCAACTTGAGCCATAGACACACCAGGAACATTTATTTCTGTACAGAAATATTCTGATATTGGAAAGTTTGGAAATATAACTCTAAACTGACTATTTTGTGCATAGTCAATAACACTGGGTTGTCGGTCTAATGCCGTTAGACGATTACCTGTGTTAGGATTTTGCTGTGCATCATATGTTGGTTCTACCATATTACTATTTATAATCATTCAAGCAAAAGAAAACCCCGCCGAAGCGGGGTCTCCAAATATACTCTTATAATAATTATTATTGCTGAGTATTTTTATTACATCAAGTTGGCTACCTGGACGCGACGGTAATACATATTACGGTCACCGGAACCCGGGTTGGTCAGGTCGATGCCACCGTCGCCATCAGTTGTAGCGAACGGGTTGGCAACCATGCCGTACCGAGTTTTGAAGCCAATCTTCGGCTGGAAGGTCTGTTCCCCAACGGCACGAACCATCTGCAACGGAACGTATGGGCAATAGAAAAGACCAGCGTCATAAGGCGATGTGCCCTTATACCCAACAACAAAGAACTTAGTAGCTGTGCTGTTGTTAGCATACGGATCAACAAAGACTTTGAAGCGACCGTTTAGTGTACCAGCAAACGTAGAACCTGTGTCATCAACATTCAAGTTGTTCGACAGACCCGTGGCGTTGTCAAGCATACCGGCCATGGACAGAGCAGAAGCAACGTCCGCATCACAGATAAGGATGTTACCTTTACCGCGACGTGTGTCCTGAGCAATGACGTTAGCATCACGCTCAATCTGGAACATCATGCCTTTGAACTTCTCAACAGACCAACGACCGTTGGAGTCTGTATCAAGGTCGAAAATACCAGCGTTAGCAACGTTAGTCTGGGCACCACTCTTCGAGGAAGAATAGATAGTCCGCACGACTTCACGGTTGATTTCAGCCAGGATCTCAGAACTCAAAATGTTAGCAAGTTCTGTTTCGGCGTCAAGACCATGAATCGCTTTAAGGTCCTGAGCAAGTTCCATTGTGTACTCAGCTTTGAGCGCACGGCTAACGGCTGTGACCGTAACCTTGTCAATGCTGAATGCCATCTCTGCAAAGTTGTTGTTTGATGTGCCATCACCCAAGGCTTCTGCCTGAGCTGTTGTCATACCAGAGACTGTAATGTGTGCAGACATATCGGAAAGAACATCACTTCCGGTATGGTTACCCTGCAAAGTACTACCTACGTTATCCGCAGAGAAGTCAGTGTCGGCTTCCGTCATGAAAGCTTCTGTGCCACTCTGGTTGGTGTAACGTGATTTCATCGCAAAGATGAGGCCTGTGGGGCCAGACATAGGCTGGACACCGCAGATATCATACGCGATGAGGTTGGGCATGGACCGTCGAATCAACGAAATAAGGATAGGATCCCAGTTTTGGACTTCACTACCTGTATCGTTCGTCGGGGCTGCCTCTGAAAGGAATGCTCTGTCTTCCGACATCGCTCGTTCCTGGTTTTCTAGAATTACAGTTGTGACTGCTTTCTTATATGCATCTTTAATCTCAGGGAGATCAGCGTGCTCAAGTACTGGCTGCCACTTTTCCTGTAGTTGTTCTGAATTGAACATTATTAGTATCTCCTAATTTACTTTAGTACTATTTATATTTTTTATTATTTCTGCGCACGTTTATGTTGTTTACCGATTGCAGTCATATAAGCAGCCATATTAGAGCTAACATCACCTAACTCATCATAAACCGGTGCTGCCTCAACTTCGTCTTCCTTTACTGTCCGATGAAAATAACTCTCTTTAATCGTATTTAATTTATTACGATAATCTTCGCTACCTTCGTAACCAACACTTTCAGCTAGTCCAACAAATTTTTCCACTTCCGTATCCGCTAGGTCGGAAGCCACATCAACTAGAATTTCCTGTTGCTCCAACTCACCAATTCGCTGAGTAAGTTCAACATTCTTTTCAGTCTGCTCGTTCAGCTTGGCTTCCATGTCGTCAGCCTGCTTCGCAGCAGCATCAAGAATATCAAACTGCTCTTCCGGAACAGTGATATGGTGTTCTTCAAACAGGGCTTTAAGACCTGTAATGAAATTCTCGGTGATTTCTGTTTTGAGTTTATGCTCAATGGCTACTTCGTTCTGTTTCATCCACTCTTCCACGACATAAGCAAGATAGCTATCTACCTTCTCAGTTGTCTCGGAAAGAGCTTGAGCAACATCAGCCTCTAGCCGTTGTGCATATTCCTCTTCAAGCTTTGCAATTTCTGATGTGACTTTGGTCTTAACCGCTGTCTCAAAAATGATTGCCGCCTTGTCTTTGAATTCCTCAGAGAGTTCTTCGCCGTCAACTAGCGCTGCAACATCTTCTTTTACAGAAATCTTCTTCATACGCTCTTCGATTTCTTTCTTCTGGGCTTGTAGTTCTTTAAGCTCTGCATCGTCTTTGGACTCAGAAACTTCTTCATCACCCTTCATGGCTGCGCTGATTTTCTCATGCACGGCGCTGAGTTGTGCCTTATTAAGTTTCCCTAGACCTTCCATCTGCTTCGCCAAATTCTCAAGCATTTTTGCCTTGGTCATCCGGGCTTCCTCTAGTTGTTCTCCATCGTGGTCAACTTCATCGCCAGCAGCGAGTTTTTGACTTTCACCTGGAGTAGCATTTGCAGAACTACCTTGTTTAACTTTTGATTCAGACCCTGCAGGATTGGTAGGTTTGGCCTTTTTCGCTTTATCAGCGGCCTTACCAGCACCAGAATCAGAATCTTCTGGGCTCGTTACAGCAGGTCCCAAATCTTCTGAATCATCTTTCAGGTCTGAACTCTCGCCACCACCAGACTTCAAAGGCTTCGCCTTGCCGGATGCGGGTTTCATCTTTACGACTCCACCTACCTCTTCAACTTCCGTCAATTCTTCGATTTCCTTCTCCATAGCGGTAACTTCGTCCTCAGTTAGTTCGGCATCTAGAAGCTCTTCCAACTTTGTGTTAAGTTCTTCTGACATTTTGGATTAGACTCCTATATTCGTTTTTTATTATTTATAAAAATTATAACTTTGAAACAAAATCTTCCCACGCAGCAACCTGTGCTTTACCACGGTTTATACGCTTGCGGTCAATTTCCCTTCTATAATTTTCAATGTCTACTTCTTTAACGATACCATTGTCCCAAATCCACTCCTTGCCTTCCATAATACCTTCTACGAAAGCATTAGGAGCAGAGGGATCTGCTACGATATCAGCAGCCGTTGCGAGATAAAAGTCATCCCTTACATACTGCGCACCACTCTTTGGCTCTAGTGAGCCCATACCTCTAGAAGAAACACCCAGCTGAGCGCCTTCATCTATAAGATTCTTTACAATCTTTCCATACGGAGTATCCATAACTTTCGCTTCACCTAAGAAATTACTTTCATCAGCGTAAAGGTCTGTTATCATGTGGGATACTCTTTCTAGATTGACTGTGGGACCATCTGGATGTCCTAACTCTCCAAACGCCCGTTTTTTCTGAATAAACTCTTTATTGTATCGTTTTACTTCTTTCTGTAAAATAGGATACGGATACACTCTACCATTACGATTCTTTACATCTGCCTGTAGAAATACACCACGAATTTTGTAGTTCTTTCCACCATCTTTTGTAGCTTCTGTAATAAATTCAATATGCTCATTAGTTTCTGATATGAGTTTCATTTTATTCTTCCTCTACTGCAGGCTCCTGTTCTGTTGCATTGACCTGGGCCGTAAACGGCTCAGCAGGCGCATTAAACATATCTCTTGCAAAATCTGTTTTGAGATTATCCAACGCTGCCTGTTTCTTTTGTGCCATAATATCTTCAAAACTATTACCTGCTCCAACAGTATCGCCTTTTGCGATAGCACTAATAATGCCTGATGCATCCTGCGTTTCTGTTGGTTCGACTGTAGTTGTTTCTGTCATGTTATTTCCTCATCTATTTATAAAAATGCGTCATCTTCACCTTCTGGATCAGTTTCCTTTTCCTTTTCTATTTGAGCATCAATTTCTTCAATCTCTTTTTCAGACTGACGTAAAATATTTTTCCGTACCCATTCTTTTGAATAGTATTGTCCAATATAATCAGTAAGTCTATCAACATGGTCTATACGCTCACCCAGTATTTCCATATCTTTGAGTTCTGAAAAATGATTATCTTGTAGAAAATCATAGGTAATTTGTTCCTTCATAACTTCCCAATCTTCAGGTGTAATGATTTGTTTCAATATCAACTGAGTCTTGAGTAAATCGTGAAATATATCTGTAAACTTTCTTCTGAGTTTACCTACGAATTTTGTAAACTTAACCTCATCTCTCGTAATCTCTGTGGAACGACCCAAATTGAACCCTGAGTCTGATTCCATTCTTGAAAGAGGAACATTAAGTGAACGGTATAGTTTATTCTGAAAATATTTTATATCTTCTAACTCACCTAGATTCTGTCCTCCAGGGAGTGTGGTAATCTCTGTGCCTCGACCACCTTCTCGTCTGGGTAACCAAAAGTCTTCCAGCATAGACATCTTCTGTCTATCATCTCGAACATCACCTGTAGATGAATCGTAAACCAACTTATTACGATAACGATTCATAATATCTTTCAGATATTGTTCAGCCTTTTGTTTAGGTAAGTTACCAACGTCAATATAAAATATTCT